TTCTATTGACCATCCGTCAAACTCTGCAATCATTTTATTGCATTCTAAAATTTCTTTATTTTCCATTTTGTTCGTTTTTGAAGATTTGTAATAGTTCTTTTAAAAATACTTTTATTTTTTCACTAAAGAAAAAGTATTAAAAACTTTACATATATTACTATATGAATTTTAGAATTGTAAAGTTGCTGTCAGAATTGAATCAAAATTTCAGTAGAACTATTATATCTAATAGGACTTATTTTAATGACTATCAACTTAATGATACTGTTTACAATTCAGCGATTGTGATAACGCTCCCACTATTTTATGTATTATGATAGTGGATTTTTACTGATAATAAACCCAACACATTCCGGGCAAAATAATAGGTTAAGTGTGAGCCTATTATAATATAAATAACTCTCAATAAGGTTGCACCTTGTACTTTATAGTTTTGCTTGATTGAACACTTTACAATCAATAGCTCATATATAATATAAGATTATCCTGCAATTGGATTGAGAGCATTATTTTATTTTTGTTATATATAAAGTGTTTTAAAACCATCCAACTTGCATGTCACTTGGGCAATTATTTGTAAATTCCTCTATAGATTTACGATCACAAGGGGAAATAGTTTTACTACAACATCTTTTATTTGTTGAGTAGTTATAGTAATAATACTGTTTCTTTGGTACAGGACAATTTACTGTTGTATCTTCTTTCTTACATGAAGAAAGTAATACGATAATTAAGATTAATAGTTGTGTTTTCATAATTATGTTTTTAAATGTTAGTGGACCTGTGGGAAATTGAATCCCAGTCCAGACAAATTTCCAAATAGTAATTTATACAGCTTTCTTAAATGAATTTCACATTTAAATATCTAAAAAGGGTTGATAATGAATTACCAACTTCCACCACCTATTACTTGCAAATAGGATTATAGCTATTCTGTTACTAAGCTGCTATTAACTCTTGGTTAAAGATCATGTTTATAACACGACCACCTTCTGCAATTCTTGCAGATTTTGACATTTGTTCGTCATTTAAAAAAGTTTGTATGCATTAAGTTTAAAGAGCCAATTATTGCACAATGCTCTGCTGATTACTAAATATCTACCTGCTGTCAATTCCTGTCAAGCCCTGTTTTATTATTTAATATATTCTTCCCAATATTCATTGCAAATATATCCACTAAACCATATTCCAAAGAACATAGAATATATAATAAACCAATTTGGTTCTGTAATTATATCTTTATATGGCGCCCAAAGACAGCCTAATATAGATGTTAATAAGAATGTAATTCCTAATACTATTATAAATAGGATTGGAATAAATGTTTTTAAGAGTAGTAATTTCATAATTTTGTGATTTTATTGTTGTTCTATATGTTGTATTGAAAAATTGTGTATTTTGTGACATATTTGATTAGTGAGTGAGTGTGGGAGATGTACATAGCACCCAATATTTATTACCAAATTCATAATAAAATCCCTGTTTTATTACCAATTTCACAATAAAACACCCATTTTATTGTAAAAAAGAGAATAAACACTGTGACATGCTTATTCTCCCTCATTATTAACATAAAATGCTTAACAGCAAACCCTTAAATTTAAATAAGCCCTTGCAAAAGATGTAATAAATTACATTCTTCTACAAGGACTCTCACAAAAAAATGTTGAAATCAAAATCAACTATATTTTAATATGTGTATCTAAAACAAGTAAGTGACTGTATAAGGTCACTCTCTGGTTTTAAATAAAGATTTAATAATTAAGTGTTTAAAAATACCCCAAGCAAAACATACACTCTTACATTTGTATTAAAATCTCGGGCAAACATTAGTTAACATTGCAGATAACACATTAGTGTTTGTTTTTTAATCTCCAAATCCATGATCCTCCAAAAAGATCCAGGATTTAATTTCATCAGGTATTTCAACACATAATAGTGTACCTGTATTCTTTGGTATGTTGAATTCTATCTTATTATGTTTACATAATTCAATAAAATCCATCATACTTGATGTCTTTTGAAAGTATATTTTTTTCATAGAGAGTTTGTTTATTGTTAAAAATATAGAGTCCAGCTTTGATATTAATCTCTTTAATGTGGATTTATATATCTCAGCCAGACTCTCTAAAGTTTTATTCATTAAATTTAAAATCACAGGGATTTCTAACTAATAATTTTATCAGAGTATATGCATCTCTAGGAGAATTAGCAGTAACAGTTATCTCTATATCTTTTATTTGTTTATGATAGAATGTATATTTCATTGTATTTTTATTTAGAGAGTGAATAAATTTGTGTTTTACACCTAAAACTTTAAACAGTTTACTTTCTTGTAGGATGTTCTACTTAATTTCAACAATATACCCAGCCTAATTCAACAATCTATCTGCACGTATCTCAGACATGAAAGGTTATCTATGGTATTATTTAAAGAAACTGGTGTCCTCAACATCTTGGAAAGAGTTAAGTTTTTTATTTTAAGTGTATTGTTTTTTAACAAAGATCAGGTGTGTCCACATATCATCACTAATATGCTTCATTCACTCTTTAAGATTTGACTATCAAATCATTCCTGAATGTTTTAATCTTCTAAACTTTAACACTTATTTTTTAAATAGATTTCGGTATTTGTACTTACCCTACTTTCAATGGTTATCCGCACTTCCCCCTTCTTTCAACATTTTCAGGGCTTATCAGTTTATTGTGTGTACTTATCACTCAACTGGCAGAAAGTTTTAAAATTGAATTGTGTTTTGTTGATGTTGGTCATCACCCTATCATAAAAAGAGAATCCACCTTTGATATTATCTCAGGCAGACTCTCTAAAGTTTTATTTATTATAGGAATCAAAGAAATAAACTGAGTACAAATATTGTGATGCAGTGATCTTTGTTGTCTTTCACGTTATTTGTACTCAGAGTTGTTATTATGTAAATGTCTTTGAGAAAATAGGTGTTTACACACCTACATTCACAAAGAATTTACTGTAACCTGCTCCATGTTCTGATTTCTCATTCCATTCAGTTACATTTAAAAATGCTTCACCTGTTTTAAGGTTAGCGTGTTTCTCTTTACCAACAAATATTTCTACAATTTTGTTGTCTTCTGATAGCACACTTACTTTCAACGAAGGTTTGTAGCCTGTTTTCTCAGGCATGTCCTGAATACTTGTAATAATTACAGTTTCAGCTACTTTTTGTACAATCTTATCTGATTGTTTTCCTGCTAATTTAGCGATAATGGAATTTGACATAGGTATTGTGTTTTAGTTAATTTTAGGTAGGGGGGTGGTTATGGGGTACTACCACATCTGACACACTCACAAAAAATTTTCAAAAAAAAATTAGCAAAAAGTTCTATACATCAAACTTTCACTCTAAATTCAGGTATATTTTAACAACTTTTTAACTAAAAGTTCGATATATATGTAGATTATTATCAACAAATTTGACATAAATGTAGGAAATAATCAACACTTGAATGAATTATAACACTCATAAAACAAGTTAATGAATGATTTATCCCTCAAAATTGTACCACAACCACTCAAAGAAAAACAACCCACTTTAAAAGAAGCATAATTATTTCATATATAAAAATATAAAAGGTAGCCTAACAAAATATTACACATATTTGTTAAAATTCTGTTAAAATCCTCACTATCCTCATATTAGAAAATAAAAATTTGTTCTCAGACTTTTTACAAACCCTTATAAATCAATAACTTAGATTCTCTCAAATGTTAAATATTTGTTAAACGCTGAAATATTCAAAAAAATCAAAATAAATGTATTATCTTTGTAGTACAATAAATCAGAAATGGTTTCCATCCACAAGAGAACAGTTAAAAGCACCTGAAACTTGTGGAAGTAGACGGAGGGTTGTAAAAGTATAGTGAGAGATTAAAATCTCTGTCATCTAAAAATCAGTTGTCCCCTCCAATTGTAAAACTGACCTTAATTATAAAATTAAAGTTGGAGCATAGCACACAGGTAATATGTGCCCTGAATTAACAGGATGAATAGGTTTCCATGAGGGTGTAAGTAGAAATACTGACGTACAGTTTAATTGAAATATAAAGGTTAAAATAGGATGTTGGTAACACCATCTGAAAAAAGAAGTAGATTTCTTAGGGGAGAAATCCATTCAAGAACAAAACAAATAAACAAAATAATAATATGACAGAAAAAATAATAAAAATAATAGAAAAAGAAGAGTTTATAACTGATTTAAATTCAAGTTATATTAACTTACAACATGATATGTTAAATGATAAAGCATATTTAACAATAAAAAGTAAAAAAGATGAAGTATCTGTAGAAGTAGTACCTAATTTTATATTAGAACTATCGCTTTTAATAAAATCTCAAAACTATTTCTTAGTAATGTCAGATTCAGATATAGAAAATTTTAAAAATAATCTAATAACTCTCATAAATAATTATTTTAAATAATTAATTTATAGGTTTAAAATACATAATTTTATATCTTTGCAACATGAACAAAACAATAAAGATTGAATATAAGAGAGTTGTAGATGAGTTCAATTTTTGGAAGTTATATTTTCATACCTGGAACTTTAACAAAGCAAAGGCAGATAGATTTTCAGAATTTGAATTAGATAGCATAGCTTGTATAATGTCAGGAGACTATTATAAATCTCCGGTTAAATCCTACCAAAGGAAATTACTATCTGATAGGTTAAATGCTTTAGGATACAAAACTACAATGGCTAATATACACACCAGAATAGTAAAACCTCTTTTAAAAGCAGGTATATTCTACAAAAGTGAAGATGATTTAGTCAATGGAGAATACTCAATTAATGAACAATTGAAAAAACTACAGGGTTATATCAAAACTCAGTTAAAAGAGAAAGGTGAATTACCAATTGATATTCTCTACTCAATAAATATTAAGAAATAAGCAATGAAAGAAATAGAAGAAGATATTTTTACAATAGAAGATAGTATTTTTAATAAATTATTATCTCAGTTTTCCGATGAGAATACTGAAATTTTACAATTGTTAACTATAATAGAATCTAAATTAGAAGAGATTCATTCAAATCCAAGAGATGAAGTTTATGAAGAAATAGAAGCAATAAATGCTGACAATTTACAAGATACATTTACAGATAAATTTTGTTTTGAATTAGAAAAAATGAATAAAGCTACATTCAAATTAAAAAGAATTACTGAAAATTTTAGAAAATTAGTATAATGGAAAGACTAACATACTTTGAAGCTCTTACTTACATACAAGGAGGAATTCAAATATCAAAAGCAGGACACACACTAAATGAAATGGAAGTAAATAGCTTATTTTTTGATTTAGATGATGAAGAAACAATAGAATTTAAAGTACATGAAAACTATTAAAGAATTATATTATATATTATATAAAAACTTTCATTTATTAGAAAATAGACCTAGCTTTAAAGAAATAGAAAAAATTGAATATGAAGGTTTATGCGATTTAATATCTTATTTATCAAAAGGTCATTATGAACAAAAACCTGGAACAACAGTTTGGAGTTGGAAATATTATTGCAATGATGCTGAAAGTAATTTTTTATACAAAGATTTTATAAAAAGAAAACCAAAATGGTATAATTCAAAATTCTGGTGGAATAAATCATTTAATAAATTTAATTCTGATAATAAACCACATGAAAAATCATATTGGTGGAGTTTAAATGAAAAAGGAAATATTCAAAGAAAACTCTTTATTGAATCAATAATAAAGAAATTATGAAAACACATATAGTTGATTACTTAGATAACTTACTAAAAGATTTTAAAAACCTATATAATAAATCTCCGGTCAAATTATATCTGACTATAAATGATCTGACAGAATTAAAAGAACATTTAAACTTAGATTTTTTAGAAGAATTAGATAAATATCACGGATGTAAAATTAAAGCAAGTGATAAAATAATTAAAAGTTTTTATGAGTGATTTAAAACAAACAGGAATATTTGCAAGGGTAGCTGAAAGAATGGGTAAAGATGAAGAGTTAATTAAATTTGTAATCAATCACATGTGGTCTGAGATAAGAGCAAATGTAATAACTCCTAAAACCTGGAAACTACAAGTAAATAACTTTGGAATATTCTCACCAAAAGAAAAAAAGATTGAACATTTCATTGCAGCAGTTAAAGCTAAGGGAAATGAAAGCAGATTAAGTAAAACAAAATTAGAAGAATTTGAAAGAATTCTAACATTAAAAACAAAACAATGATAGCAGTAAAAAAGATTAATGTGACATTTGGAGAAGCAGTAGAAGCTTTAAAACAAAAAGAAAAAATAACGAGATCTGGATGGAATGGTAAAGATATGTATGTTTTTATAAAAACTGGAAAATGTCCAGAGAATTCCGGAAGAGTTGCAAATGTAATAAATGGAGTAAGTATTAATCTATTTGACATTTCAACATCTGAAGATGTAACAGTAGTAAATCCTGTATTGTGTATGAGAACAGCTCAAGATACAGTTATTGAAGGCTGGGTAGCTTCTCAAACAGATATTTTAGCAGAAGATTGGTGTATATTAAAATAAAATAAAATGACAAAGCAAGAACAATTAAGAGGAAAACCAAAAACATTTGACAAAACAGTTAAGAACAAAACAATGGAAGAATTAGTATTTAAAGACATAGCAAAAGAATCAATACTGCAAACAACAGAAAGTGGATTAATTACAGAAAAAGAAACACCTATTCTAGGTATAGAACAAATGACTAAAGCAGAAAAAAACAGAGAATTTGCTATTCAAAATTGGATCAAATATAATAAATCAGTTTTAGAATTAGATAAAAGATATTCAGAGGGTATTGAACTAATTAATGGAGATATTCTTGTAAGATTATTTAAAAAACCTATGGTTGATAAATATGGTTTTCATAAACAGAGTATGGTACATTTTGCATTAAGAAATGGAGCAGCAGCTTCAGTCCCAGATAAATATGCTTTTAACTTCATTGGTGTAATTGCAAATACGGATAAATTATTAGAAGGAAAATATCCAAAAGGAACTGTAATTCAAATTTCACCAGAAGTATCTAATACAATAGTATTTGGAGAAAAACACGAACTCCAAGCTTTAAAATATGGCTTTTATAGAAATGGAGATGAAGATGTAGATTTTGGAAGTTTAGGATATGTTCTAATTAAGCAAGGTCATCTTTTATCAATCATTAAAGATTTTGATATTGATGAATATACAAAAATTCAGGAAATAGCTACATTAAAAAGTGATTCAAGAATTATAATTTAATACTTCATGAATGATTTTATAAAAAAGATTTATATAGAACCTTTTAGATATACTTGTTATATTGTAATAACAAATAATATTTTAGAATCAAGAAAGAATAAAAAATATAAACTACCTGAATGTAGTTATATAGAAGAACCACTAGGTTTACATGCTGATGCAGGAACTTTATATTCATATATTTTTATAAAACCTACATCTACTAATAATATAATTGTACATGAAACATATCATTGTATAAGAAAATTGTTAAGAGATATAGGTGCAAAACAAGAAGAAGAAGTAGTAGCATATCTACTAGCATATTTATTTGAAAAAGTATTAAAATGTCAACAACAATATCAAACATCCTTGAAGGTTGGGGAAATTCAATAAAAGATAAATTTGGATTATTAAATAATCCGGAACTAAAAAATATAAGTGAAAAAAGACTTTTAACATGCGATAAATGTTCTTTAAGAGATAATAATACCTGTTCGAGAAATAGAACAGATTTTGTAGTAGAAACTTTTAGATATATGGATGAAGATAGAATAAAAGGGCAAGTATTTAAAGGATGTGGATGTTCCTTGAGTGCCAAGTCTCTCTGTAATACTTGTCAATGTCCGTTGGGGAAATGGATTAATATTTAATTATGAGTTTAGTAGAAGGAACATTATATTATGAAGATGCTAATTTTTGGAAGTTAAATCCACAGTTGCAATTCATTAAACCGTTTGATAAATTATATAATATAGATGATTCTTTAAATAAACAAGAGTCATCTAAAACTATGTGGTGTATAGTATTTATGTCTGATCCTGATGAAGAAACTAATAAGTTTTTTAGAATACCTCATGCAGAAAGATATGAAATGCTTAAAGAAACATTTCATTCTTTATTTGATTTAGAAGAAGAATATACTAAAGCATGTTATGAAGCATATCCTGAAATGTGTCTTACTTCAGCTCAAAGAGCTTTGAAAGATGAAAAAGAAATGCTCATGAAAAGAGCTACATTTATTAAAGAACAGGAATACACTTTAGATAAATATGAATTAGTTCCTATGGGACAAAGAATGGTTAGAGTAACTCTTCCTGGCACAGCTAAGCAATTAGATACAATGCATAAAGCTACTAAATCTATTATGGATAATTTTAAGATAATAGAAAGTGAATTCTTTGCAGAAAAATCTAAAGCTCAATTAAAAGGTAATAGACAAGAATCTAAAGGAGAAAAAGGAGAGATATAATGATATTCACTCGTATTGAAAATCGTCAAAATTGGTTAATAAAAGATATTCCTAATTATCATCCAGATGATCCAAGACATACTTCTCTTTGGAGAGAATATAAAAAGAAATGTATTGAAGGTGTTTGGGAAAGAGATTTTGAAGGATATAGATTTATGCCTGGTTTTTTATGGTTTTATATAAATTTTTACATAATATTAAATGCTGATGAAAAAAAGAAAGCACGTTATAAAATTAAACCACATTTAAGAGATTTAGAATGGGAAAGAAGTTATATGTGTTTAGAAGCTTTTGGTTTCTCAGGTTTTTCTAATGATGAATATATAACATGTTATCATTTTGCTAAAAATGCTAAACCAGAAGAATATAAAGATTTACCTAAAGAATGTTTTAAAGGAGATGGTACATTAAAAGAATATAAAGACCCAAGAGAATACTTAAGAGGGCTTCATTCTCAACCATTAGGAATTCCATTATATCATAATAATGCAAAAAATACAATGGAATTTGGAAGCAGATCGGGAGGAAAATCGTATTTTTATTCTGCACTTAACTTACATGAAATACTTTTTGATGGAGCTAAAGAATATACAGAAGAAACAAGAAAAAATCCTGCAACAACTGAAGTACTTATAGGTGCGGCATTATCATCTAAATCAAATGAGTTTTGTGCTAAAATAGAATTAGCAATGAATGAATTAGCAACAAATCCTTTATTAGGATGTTGGGGGAAACCAGGAGATGATGATTATCAACCAAGTCCTTTTTACAAAGACATGAAAGGATCTCTTAAACCAAATAATGCAGAAAATCCATATATTCATAAATATGAAAAAAAAGTAAATGGTAGATGGGTAAGTGGTTTTGGTACAGGTTCTAAAATATTACATGTATCTTTTACACAAGAAAATCCAGAAGCCGCAGCAGGTACAAGACCAGCAAGAATTACAGTAGAGGAAGTAGGTTTAGTTCCAAATGTTTTAACAGTACATGGTTCTAATGATGCTTGCCAAAGAGTAGATAAAACAAAATTTGGTTCAACACATTATTTAGGTACTGCTGGTAATATAGATAAAGTAGTAGAATCAAGAATATTATTTACAGAACCAGATGGTTATGATATAGTTTCTTATGATGATATATGGGAACATACAGGTAAAATAGGATTCTTTCTTCCAGCATATTATACAAATAATGCATTTAGAGATGAAAATGGTAATACAGATGTAGAATCAGCAAAAGCATTTTATGAAAAAAGAAGAGCAAATGCTAAAAAAGTATCTTCTCAAAAATATGATGCTGAATTAATGAATTATCCTTTAGTACCTTCAGAAATGTTCTTAGGTAGAGAAGGAAGAATATTACCTATTACTGAATTAAAAGAAAGAGAAAAACAATTATTACTACATAATAATTATAAAAAAATAGGAACTGCAATTGATATATATTTTGACAGTTCAAAACCTACAGGAGTTGATTATAAAACTCTTGAAAATACAGAACCAATATATGAATTTCCAACTAAAAGAGATGCAAATATTGAAGGATGTATAATGATGTACCAAGCACCAATAGAGGTTAATGGTAAAGTACCAAATGACCTCTATGATTTAATAGGATTTGACCCTTATGTTAGTGAAAACCTACAGGATGGAGAATCATTAGGAGCTGTATATGTAATGAAAAATCCTAAGTATCTGAGTATGGGTTATGGAGGAAATGAAATTGTATGTGGATATGTAGGTAAACACTCATTAGGTAGAACTCGTTTTCTTGAAAATGTAGAGAAAATAATGATGATGTACGGAAATCCTTTACAAGGACTTTGGTTTGAAGGAAATAGAGGTGACTATGTAAAAGGTTTCTTTGAAAAGAAATATAAATTACAACATCTTTGTTTAAGACCAAATATTGAAAAAGGTGTAAGAGTAATCAATAGACCTATATCAGAATATGGATGGATAACCGGAAATAAAATATCAAAAATTCAGTTAATAGATATGTTAGCTGAATGGTTAAAAGAAGAGACTATTATAGAAGGAGTTTCTAAAAGAAATCTTGAAAGACTACCTGATATAGCACTTGTAAGAGAATGTATTGCTTTTGATTTAGACAAAGGTAACTATGATAGAATCATGGCACTTGTAGGTTGTGTAGTAGGACTTAGAGAGAAAGTAAATCAATATGAAAAACAAATCATAAATAAAAATAATCCATTAGCATTATTAGCAAATAATGATAATCTATTTAATAGACATAATCACAAACTTAAAAAACGTAAAGCTTTATTAGCACAATCAATATGACACCTGAAACAGAAAAATTAAATTATAAGTATAGATGCCCTGAAAAAGACAAATATGCAGATGACTGTAAAATAGCCAAACAAATAGTTAATGAAATTATTCCTCAATTCACAAGATCAAAACAATGGATTGAAGAATATAATAATGATTTAGCTTCTTATAAGCTTTACAACAATGATATTTCTCAAGAGGATTTTGCCAGAGTTTGTAATCCATTAGGCATTGATGTGGGTCAGTATGATGAAGAAGTGCTTCCTTATAACAAGACATATACGAAAATAGATGTGTTGCTTGGAGAAGAATATAAACGTGGGACAAACTTTATATTAGCTTTAATGAATGCTAAAGCATTAGAAGAGAAAGATGAAGAACTTAAAAATCTTTATTTAGCATATATTCAGGAAGTAGTTGAAAAAAATGACAGAATTATTGAAGCTCAGCAACAAGGGTTGGATGAAAGTGAAATTCAGAAAATTAGAGATGAAGTAACTCAATCAAAGACTCCTGAAGATATTCAAAAAACATCTTATCTTTCAGAACTTGAAATATTAGGAAATCACGTACTTAATTATGGAATGTATATGGAAGATGTCAGAAGTCTCAAGAATGATGGCTTTAAACATGCTCTATTATCAGATAAAGAAAGAATATATGTAGGAGTAAGTAAAGGTGAACCAAAAATTAAATTAGTAAATCCATTATCATTTTTCTACTCTAAAACTCCGGATATTAAATATACTCAAGATGGAGATTATGCAGGAGAAATAAATATAATGTCAGTAGAGAAAGTTATTGAATTATACGGACATACATTGAGTGAAGATGATTTATTAAGATTAAGAAAAAGAATTCCAGGACTTATAGGTAAATACACAGGGCAAATGGAATCAAATACTCAAGATACTATTACTAATAGATATTTAAATGAAATTGGTAATATGGAGTATCTTGGTAAAAATATTGGTAATTATAGTGATGATATTAATGCTAATAAAAGATTACTATATGATAGTTATTGTACTGTAGTTGATGTAGAATGGAAATGGTTAAGAGAAGTTGCTTTTTTAACTACCACAAATGAATGGGGAGATGAAGATACTGATATTGTCGATGGGGAATTTGATATTCCGATAGATGCCACTGAAGTTAAATTCATAAATAAATTTGGAGAGAAATCTAAAAGATGGGAGTGGGTAGATGAATCTGGTAATAGTTCTTACCTTGAAAAAATGTGGATTCCTCGTGTTTGGAGAGCTACAAGAATTGAAAATGATATATTTGCAGAAATAAGGGAAAAGCCTTATCAACCATACAGTATTGAAAGACCTTTTGATATAGAACTTGGCTACTATGGATTTACATTCAATAGTATGAATGCTACATCTGTTTCTATGATGGCTAGAATGAAACCCTTCCAATTTATGTTTTTTGTGGTATTACATCAGATTAAGGAAATGATACCAAAAGCTGTAGGTCCAATTCAAAACTTTGATACAAGTATGGTAGATCCTAATTTAGCAGGAACTGAATCTGAAGATCCATATAGTGATGCATTATCTAAAACATTTTATTACAGACAAAAAGGTTTGAATATTTATAACTCCATGATGAATAATATTGGAGGACAACCTACTCAAACTAATATTAGCAGACCTCAACCAGGTTCTGTTCAAAATATGAGTATTGGTCAGGATTTAAATAATCTATTACAACTCTTAGGATGGTTAGATATTCAAATAGGACTTGCTTGTGGTGTTTCACCTCAAAGAGAAGCTCAATTCTCATCTAATACAAACGTAAGTGATAATCAACAGGCAATTGTACAATCTTCACACATCACAGAACATTATTTCAGAAAACACAATGATCTTTGGAAAAAAGTTATGGAAGCATATATTAATTATGCAAAAATAGCTTGGAAAGATAAAAAGATTAAAAGACAATATTTACTATCTGATTTAAGTGTACAAACACTTGATATTAAAGATACTAATAAATTCCTTAATACAGACATGGGTTTATTTGTAACTGATAGTGGTAAAGAATTTGAATACATTAATCAGATGTCAGAAATGGCTAAGATGATGGTACAGAATGGAGCTTCAATTGAAACTGTTTCATATATACTAAAAGCAAGAGCACAAGGTACTTCTCCAGAAGAAATTCATAAAATGATTACTAAAATGCAGTTGGATGCTGAAAAACGTCAACAAGCAAATGCTCAAAGTGAACAAGAAAATCAAAAACAAATTGTTCAAATGCAACTTGAAGCTCGTGAAGATGAACAAGCTCATGAAATTCAAATAGAAACCATGAAAGGTCAAATAACATTAGCTAAAGCAGAAATTGATGCTACAAGATTTAAACAAGCTCAAGATGCTGATAATGATGGAGAACCTGATATTGTAGAAGTAGCTAAATTAGAATTAGAAGCTAATAAACATAGCAGTGAACTTGATATTAAAAATAAAGAATTAGATATTAAAAGAAAAGAACTTGATTTAAAAAACAAAGAAATTGACGTTAATGCGTCTTTAAAAAATAAAGATATAGAAAAGAAAGCTGAAACAGCTAAATATGTAGCAAATAAAAAACCTAATGGGAAATAATTATAATGTACCAATTCAAGGTTCTTATTCAGAAAATACAAGAACCAAATTAACTCCTGATATAAAACTTACTTCAAATGAATTATTACAAATAATTAACAGTCAAACTTCTGCAAAAGCCATTGCTGATAAAGAAGCTAAAGATAAAGCTACAAGATTATCTAAATCTGAATCTGCATATCAAAAAAGAATTAAAACAGGAATTCAATCTTCACAAGAGTTAGCAGATGAAACAGGAGCTATAGGAGACAAAATATCTTTAAAAAATTTACCTATTGTAGGTAAACATATTCCAGAAATATTAGATGTAACAGGAATGATTGGTAATATGGCTTCAGGTTTAGGAAGAGTTCCTTTAAATGTTGAAAAAGGTGATTATGGGCAAGTTGCTTTATCTATAGCTACTCCATTAACAGTTGGAGCATTAGCAGGAGTAGGTACTCAGAATACAGGACAATTTGTAAATAACTTAGCAAACCCTTTAGCAGGAACAGGAGAAATAATTGACAATTTAGGGAATAAATATTTACCTAACGCATATAAGTTAAACCCTTTTGCCTTTAAACCTAATTCTGAAATGATGTATAGAGGTATAGGTAAAGAGGGAATGGAGGATGCTTTAGAAAGTGGGGTATTCAGAGCAAAACAAAATGTAGCTCCTGTAATGGATGAAACAGGAAGATTTGATATGTCTAAACAATTTCAAGGTACTTATTATAGTCCTAAATTTAACACTGCTGACCAATATGGAGCAGGATATATAGCTGAAGTACCAAAAGATGCTACAGATTTTAGATTACGTTATAAAGGAAAAGGAAATAAAACTTGGAGTCAAATTGCAGATGAAAACATACCTATAGAAAAAGGTAAAATATTAAAAAAAGATTGGTTAAAAGGATATAAAGAAGTCCCTAAACCACAACAAACTTTTAAATCAGAAATAAATTGGGGGAAATGGAATAAAGAAATTCCTGAAAACACTCAATTAATGAAAGAGTATAATGCAATAGAACAAACTACAAAAGCAAATGGTACTTGGATGAAAAACCCTGATGGTTCTGCATTTCAAGGAACACCTGAACAATTTATACAACAGAATAGTCAGAATTTTAAAAAAGCTTTTGGTAATTCTAAATTAATCAATCCTGATGGTTCTCCAACAATACAATATCATGGTTCTGCTAAAAAATTTGATACGTTTGATGAATCAAAGTTTCAATTAGGTGATTCTGGATATTCAGGGGTAGGTATTTATACAACTCCTTCAAAAATTACTGCTCAGAGTTATGCTAAATCTTCTTCTAAATTTCATTCAGGTAAAATAGAACCAACTGTTTATGAATTATATGGACAAGCAAATAATCCTATTAGCTCTTCTCAATTAATAAAAGAAAATAAAGGAAGAGATTTGTTTAATTTTCATAGAAAAAATAATTGGAAAGGAGAATTAACTCCTGAAGAAAGTTTAATGGAATTTGATGCTGCTGTTGCTGACCAACTTCCAAATGTGGAAAGAATTAGACCTTGGAATGACGCAAGAGAAATAGTGTTTCCCTCTAATAAACAACTTAAATCAGCAATAGGTAATAATGGAATGTTTGATATGACCAATCCTAATATATATAAAACAATTGTAGGTGCATCTGTTATGGGAACTTTAGGTAAAAATCTTATAGAAAAAAAAGAATTAGGTGGTTATGTAAGAACTTCTAAATCAGGTAGAAAGTTTACTTATCCTTCATTTGAAGAAAAAAAACAAGAAATTATCAATAGAATTTTAACTAAATAATTATTTGTCATAATTAGATTATAGGTTAAAAACAGACTATTTAGTATATTTGCACCTGTTACCTGAAAATGACAAATAATTAATTTTCAATAAAATGATAAATATAGTAACCAAAATTGAAGATTTAAACAAATAAAAAAAAAAAAGAGAAATTATTTATTAACTTTGTAAACGAAAAACAATGATAGAAGAACAAGAAGACCAATTTGGTGCATTTGATTTTGGAGATGAAAAATTAGAATCACCAAAAGTTGAAGAAAAAAAAGAAGAAATTAAAGAAACTCCAGAAAACGAAGAAGAAGATGATGTTATTGATGACAACTCAGAGAACGACACTGACGAAAACACAGATAATTCAGAGGATACTGACCCATCAAGCTCTTCTGAAGAAGAAACAGTTGATGAGAGCTTAGATGATGAATCTATATTCAAGGAATATGGAGAAGATGTCAAACCAGAAATAGTAAGACATTATAAAGCAATTGAAGAAAGATTATTCTTATCAGAAGACTTTAAATTTGACGGTAAAAATATAGATGAAGCTTACGAGCAGGATTTCAAGAATAGAAATACAGTAATTGCTCAAAATATCATTGATAAACTTCCTGAAAAAGCTAAATCAATCTTAGCAACAGTTCTTGAAACAGGAGAAGATATTTCTCCGGAAGCATTTGATAAAATTATTACTCTTTCCAAAGATCAGTTAAAATATGATTTTGAAACTGGAGATGAAGATAAAGACATTGAAAATGCAAAAGCTTATTTAACTTCAGTCTATAAAGAAAAAGGTTTAAAAGACAGAGTTATTAAATCTATGTTAGAAGATCTTGAAGATGAAAGTAAAATCATTTCTGAAGCTAAAGAAGAGAAAGAAGAGAAAGATAAATTCATTAAAGAAGAACAAGCTAAAATAGCACAAGCAGAAGTTCAAAAGAAAATAGCAGAAAGAGAAAATGCTATAAATTTCAAAAATTCTATTGAAGCTGCAATTAAAGAAACAAAATATGCTCCTGAGAAAGCTAAGATAGTTAGAGATCAAATCTTTAATATAAGTAAGGAAGATGGTCAATCAGAACTGATTAATACTATTAAAGCAATCTACTCTAATCCTAAAGCTCTCATAGTATTATCAGAATTGACAAGTACTTATGATAAAAAAACAGGTAAATGGGACTTACCAAGACTGGAAGCAAAAGCAAAAACAGAAGAGGTTAGAAAAGTTAAAGAATCAATAGAATCTAAATTAACAGGAAAACCTTTCCAAAATAATTCTCAAAGAAGTGGTAAAACAACTGCGGTTGATTGGGAAGCAATTGAATTATAAATAAATTAAATTAAAAACAAAAATTAAAGATGGTAACACAATCTGGAATTATTAGAATGGAAGACTACTCAGCACCTTTAGGTGGTAAGTCTTTTGACAGCATACATTTGGCTGCTGCATTTAAAGATGATAAACCTCATAGATTTGGTGTAATGGTTGCAAAACTATTCTCAAGTTCTAACAGGTTTTCAAATAAAACATTAACAGCATTAACCTTTGGTAACAACAATTTTGAATCTATTGACAGTAATGTTTATAGGTGGACTGTAGCTGGTGATGATGAAATTAACTTCTATGCTACTGAGCTATTAGTTGATCCTGCATCTAAACCTGGTTATGGAAATTCAGAATTTCAAATTTCTTTAGATCATGATTGGTTAGAAGAACCTGATGTTATTCAATGTGAAGACAACAGATACCCTTTCTTATCAGTTATTGGTAAACCACGTAAGTTTGGTACACAAACTCACTACACAGTTAAATTACAAACTTCAGATCCTACAGCTTGGATAGCTCCGGAAATGTTGGATGTTGGTAGAACATTTATCAAAGCATCATCTTCTATTGCAGATGAGATGAATGATAAACGAGGTGGAGATCAATATGGTTCTGCAATGGACTTTGAATCTCAAATTGGTATGTATGCTGCTGAATTCAATGTAACTGATAAAGTTATTCGTAGAGAATTACAAGGTAAAAAAACATCCAAAAAAGAATGTTTAACTTCAGGTCTTGCATTTGCAATTAAACGTGATGGTAAAGTAATTGAACGAGGAATGTTTGTTACTGATGCTGAAGCTCGTCTATTAGACAGAGTAGAGATGGATAGAGAAATGGCAATGACATTTGGTCATGCATCTATTGATTATGATTCTAACGGTTACATTAAAAGAACTGGTCCAGGATTCCGTCAATTATGTAAAGATGGTCATGAGTATATTCACAATGGTAACTTAACTGCACAATCTTTAGAAGATTATTTACATGGTATTTTCTTAAACCGTTTAAATGCTGTAGATAGAGATGTAGTTATTGATACAGGTGAAGGTGGTTTTAGAATGTTCCATCAGATTCTTTCTGATGAAGCTAACTCATTCTTAACAGTAGATAGTCACTACATTAAAGATGCTGCAACTACTTTAAAAGGTATTCGCAATCCACTTTCTTATGGTGCTCAATTTGTAGAGTTTAATGCTATCAATGGTATTCGAGTACGTTTAGCATATAACCCTATGAAAGATGATCCTAAATACTGTAAACGTAAACACCCTGATAATCCTCAGTACACTATTGATTCATTTAGAATGGATATTTATGACTTAGGTAATCCTGGTGATGATAAAGCTCCTAAATCTAACATGACAATGTTAATGGAAGACTTAACAGAAGTTTATACTTACACAAGTGGTATTACAGATCCTAAGTTAGGTCCTATCTCTAATGGTTCTAAAGCAACTTCACTGCAAAAAGGTGTAACCTTTATCCGAGAAACTTCAGGTTCATTAGGTATCTGGGATACATCTCGAATTGGTTCTATTATTTATGAACCAGATTATGTATAATAAATAGTTCTGCTTTAACTTAAAAGCAATAAAAATAAGGTGGTAGGTGCAGTAGAAGTACTGCATCTACATCACCAATAACTTGTAATAGCTGAATGAAGAGATTTCCTATGCTATCCACATTAAAAAACAAACAATGAGCAATAAAGTATTTGTAAAATTAGTAAGCAGACCATCTGCACAAAAAAGACAGGGATATATAATTAGAAACGGAGTAAAATCTAATATTGATTTACCAAAAGCAGTAGGATTAAATAAAAGTGGAGGATTCCATTTTTGTATATCCATGAATACTAAAAAAGGTATTTTAAATACTGGTTTAGATAAAATGATTGAAAATCCATTTTATAAACTTCCTGATAAAATAGGTTCAGAATGGAGATCTTCTAAAATAGAAGAGAAGGAAAGAATTTCCAAACAAGAGTACTTTGAAATTAAAATGAATAAACCTGCTGGTTTTCTGACTTCAGAATCCAGACCACTTTTTGAAAATAAAGTTGGCAAAGGTTTAACTTATCTTCAACGATTTACTAAATCATTCTATGATACAACAATATTAGATTTAGATAATACAGAAGATGAATTGACATATTGGTTATTATTACAATCACATCCTGATAAATGTGCAAATTCAGAAGCTGAACAAACTCCATTCACTAGAATTTATATTTCACAAGTAAATGAAGATGAAGTTAAAATATCTAAGAAAAATGATATTATTGAAGATGCAGTTTACAAATGGGTTAAAATGCGTAATGAAGAATCAGAATCAACCATTAAGAAATTTGCATTAATACTCGGGTTAGCTAAGGGTGATGTTAATCTTGAAAAAATTAAAGTTTCAATCTCTGATTTCATTAATTTAAAAAATGCAAAACAATTTGAAAGAATTGAAACGTTTAATAAATTAAATGCATTATTAAAAGACGCTAAAGGAATTGAAATTTTTGAGTCCAAATGGTTACTTCAATATGCAATTAATAATAGGGTTATCTCAGATTATCAAGGTAAATATATTTGGTCTTCCAAAAAAGGATCTAATTTAGAACTCTTAGGTAGAAATTATCAGGAAGCATTAGCTTGGTTATTGGATATTGATAATAGAAACTACAGAGAAGAATTAGAACAAGAATTAAAAGCTAAAGTAGATGATAATAGAATTATGGCATTATAACTTTAAATTAAGATATAATAAAATTGACAGTCAACATAAGAAGGATTTAAATCCTGCTGAAATTGATGAAATTTTAAATGATGCTATAAAAATATGGACAGAAAATCAATATAGTGGAAATAATATAACTAAGCAAGGAGCAGAGATTGTTCAACAAAAAATTGACAATCTTTCTTCTTTATTAGTTCAGTTTCCAATTCAACCTGCAATTACATCAACATTAGTTACAGAGGGAGTTTATGAATTTCCATTATCAACTACAAAAGGATTAATTTATCCATATTTACATTTAATGAGACCCTATGGTAAAATAACAGGGTGCAATGAAAAAGTAAAAATAGAAGTAGTTCAACATGATGATTTAAGCTTTGTACTTGATGATCCATTCAGAAAACCTTCAAATGGTTACTTTAAAAGATTAGTAGCAACATTTGGTAAATCATCCGTTCCTGGAATAGAAAGTTCTTTTTTTGTATATACTAATGGATTTACAATTGATAGCTTATATCCGGAATATTATAAAAAACCAAATGTAGTTTCTATAGGAGGTTACAAAGACATTAATAATGTAATAAAAACAAAGGTAGAGTGTGATTTACCTGAATCTTTTCACACACAAATAATAGATATTGCTGTTCAAGAGGCTTCAAGAATATTAGGAGATGTACAAAGTTTCCAACTTGATTCTCAAAAATCAGCAGTAAACAAATAAAATTAAAATAAAAAATGAACACACAATTTAGTGGTAAACCAAAAACAGAAGTAATCTTAGTAGCAAAAGCAGGTGTGGCAGTAGCCAATGCAGCTAACGCAACTGAAAATTTATTTGACCCGGCATCTTTAGTTGCTAATATCTTGGATGGTCAATTAGGAGTTGTGTGTGACACACATACAAGTTCTACAAGAGCATACAATGAATTTATTGATAGTTCAGATGATGCAGTAAAAGTAGATACTATTAGAGTAATACAAGGAACACCAGCAAGTGCTGATATTTCTGCAATTGCTCCTTTACCTTATGCTGATAAGGCAGCAGTTAAATCTTATAAAATTCAAGCAAAGAATGGCATTATGTACACTGCAAAAGTGGCAAAATCAAGCTCAAGTGATGCTTGGGTTATTGGCGGAAGCTTAGGTGCAATCACCCCTGTTTCTGAAACTGATTATAAATTGCATTTACAATTTATTTCAGCAAGAAATGATAAATATTTCTCTGTTCAAGGTAATGAAAATTTATCAATTAATTTTACAACTCCTGATTATACAACTTTGGCAACTACTTCACCATTAGACCACTTAGTTCAAAACTTAGTGTATAATGCTGATTTAAATAGTTATGCAATGCGTTATAACATGCCTTTTGTAAGACGAGGAAATAAAAACTTTGTAGCATTTGCGCTTAAACTTGCAGGTGGTTCAGGTACTAAAATTGGCAATATTGTAGCAGGAGTTTCATTTCCAGCAATTACAAGCAATGGTTCTACAGTAAGTTATATTCCTAATGGAGATTTTGTAGAAACAATTAAAAATGTAATTGCAAACGGTTCTGCTTCAGGAGTATCTGCAAATACAACTATTGAATTAGTTGATTTATCTACAGCAGGTGCAGCAGCTAAAACAGATGCAATTCTATTAGTAGCGTTGGATCACACTTTAGCAGCAGCAAGAGATGAAATAGTACCAGTTAAAGTACGCTTGAATGTAGGTTTAGAATATGGCTTTCAAAGTGGAGTAAGTGCTGCTAAAGCAAATTTATCCAAACCTTTTGAAGGTGAAGGTAAAGCAAGAACTTGGCAGTTATACTTTGATAATGGTGCTCGTTTGAACATCTTTACTCAACAAAGTAGAATGCATACTGAATATTTTTTACAAGCTCCATCATATATTGATGCAACTAAAGATTATACAGCATATATTATAGACTCTAAAGAAGAGTATCAAGTGGCTTATTCTCATGATAGTGAGTATTTCCACAGAACAATTATCTTAGTTCCAGTAACTGAGCAACCAGAAGTAAAAACTCTGACAGTTGGTACTAAATCTACAGGAGCTACAAATGCTACTATAGTATTAAATGGTGTAAGTTTTACAGTTCCTTTAACTGATGATACAGCAGGTACAACAACCACTACTGCAACAACTATTAGAGCATTTAGCTTTACAGGTTGGACAACTTCAGGAAGTGGAGCTAATGTTATCTTTACTAAGAATACAGGTGGTCCAAATAACGGAGCTTTCTCAATGACTCATGCAACAGCAGCAGGTACATTTGCTACCACTACAAGTGCTGCTAAAGTTACAGATGCTACTATTGCTTCAGGTTTAAATACCTACTTAGGTCAATGGTTGACTTCAGTGAGAGCTTTAGGGAAATTGGAATCTTCCACTCCTCCAGCAACTCCTTTCTTCATATAATATGACTTTAAAGAGGGAAGAGGTTTTATCTCTTCCCTTTTTTTTATTAATAAAACAATAATGAAAATAAATAAAGATTTTCCACGTAAAATATTTCTTGATAAAAGAGTCTTAGTTAACGGAATTAAAAAAAATAACGTTAATTATGAAAATCATATTGAGTTATCTCAATGGATTCAAGATTTAATTAACCTTGGGGAAATTACTATTAATGTATGTGATAATATTATAGGTAAAGGAAGTGAAGAAGAACCTTTTTGCATAGAAGAAACACCTATTACAGCTACAGATTCAACTTCTTTAAATTTTACAGTAAATGGATTAAATAACCATACAATTACAGGAGAAGTTAAAATATCAGCTACTTCAGGTAATCAGGTTTCAATTAATAGTGATGGTATATATGTACCCACTCCTAGTTTTAGTCAAACACCTTTAACTGTAAATGATTCTACTACAATTGATTTTACAGCATCTGGTAGTAATAATCATACTCTAACAGGTTCAGTTATAATATCTGCTCTAGTATCCAGTGATTTAAATAATAACCTAATACTTGGAAATGATGGTAAATTATATATTAATATACCAGCTTCCAGTCAAACACCTATTACAGCTAATGATAGCTCAAGAATAGATTTTACTGTTTCAGGTACAAATAATCATACAATCACTGCAAATATTATAATGTCTGCATTATTATCTAATCAATTGGGAAATGATCTTATATTAGGTTCTGATGGCAATTTATTTTTAGATTATACAACTACTACAGATGCACTTGATATTAGAATTGATACTCTTGAAACTACAGTAGTGGACCTTCAAAATCAATTAAATATATTTAATACAAGGTTAGATATTATAGAAAATGCTATAGTTCTTATAAATGAAAGATTGGATGAATGTTGTACACCTGTAACTTTAGATGTTGATTTTTCAGGCTCAACTATTGATATTTGTTTTCAAGATTCTTCTCCAGGCAAGTTGTTTGGTACTTTATATTTGGTAGGTACAGGTACTGATTTTGGAAGTTTTGATGGCACTACAATGGCAACTATATATATATCAGATGCTACCGGAGGTAATACTACTAAGGTGGTAGGGTATTCCCCTAAAAAAACAGGACTAACTCCTTCATATGATATTCAATTATTATCTGGACAAGGAGATCCTATAAATACAGCAATAGGAGGAAATACAAGAACAATTTCATTTACAACAAGATTTTTTGATACTGCTTCTATTTTACATTTTGTAACAATAACTGCAAATATTCCATTATTAAATAATACAGATTGTTCAAATGGAATTTCAACAACAAGTTCAATAGATAACATATGAAACAAATTTGTGTAAAAATATCAGGTTGTAAAAAACTTACAATTACAGATAATTATGATTGGGGAGCAACAGATCCTTCTATATCAGTATCAAACACTTTAATAACATTAAAATATATATCAGCAACATCTACAGGAGATACATTAACAATTGTAAATGAAGATGAATATGTAAGTACTATTGATGTATTACCATCTACTATTCTTAGCTCTTGGGCTAAAATACAGGATGGTTATTATCAAATTAAATCACAATATACTATAGGAACAAGTTCTCCAGGAAGTATGTCATTTTCATTAGATGTCCAACCTTCATTAGGAACATATTCTAATTTTAATGTTACTGCAACTGATGGTTCAAATTTTACATTTCAATGGTATTTTAATGGTTCTTTAGTTGGAGCAAATACAACAGAAACAGCAGCTAATATGGTTGCTTATGCTAATACTCAATTCACATCTCATTTTGGTTATACTTTTAATGTAATAGCAAGTTCTGTAGGAAATGTAATTACATTTACTACTACTGAAAACACTACTTTTTATAATCAACACAATCATTTTTATATATTAAATAAACAAGCTGTTGATGGAAGTTATGCTACAGGATTATATACATCTTTAAGTGGAGGTAGTACTACTATAGAAAATGATGATATTTATATGTATATGTCTGGAGGAAGTATTGCATCAGTAATTAAAACAAATACAGAAGTATTTAATAAATGCAATCAAGATTGTAAAATAGATAATTTAATTGCAGATTATGTAGCTGATAGTGAATGTGATTCAT